GATTACCTCAATCTCAAACAAAATGTTCTTTTGAAAATTGTGAACGATTTTGCAGTGCAAAGAATCTTTGTATGACGCATTACGCTCAAATGAAAAGAAACGGCGTTTTAAAACCCATTGGTTTTTATGAAGGTGAAAAATACTTGGGAAAAGTTATCTATTACAACAATTATGGTTATCCTTCAATACGAATAGACAAAAAGAATAAAGCAATTCACAGAATTGTAATGGAAAAAAAACTTGGTCGTCAATTATTGCCTAATGAAAATGTTCATCACATCAATGGGGTAAGAGATGACAATAGGCCAGAAAACTTGGAATTGTGGTTAGTCAAACAACCAAAAGGACAAAGAGTTGAAGATCTAGTTGCATGGGCTCGAGAAATACTTGACCTTTACGGCAACGAGTAGTAACCTACAATTAGAGCTTGAGGAGGCACTAAATGTTAAAAGCAAAAGTAATAGCAAACACCAATGAAATCACTCGTGACGAGTGGTTGGAGTTGCGCAAGACAGGTATCGGTGGTTCAGACGCAAGCATCATTCTGGGTAAGAACTCGTATCAAAGCGAGTATTCACTATGGGCTAACAAGCGTGGACTTACCGCCAACGACGAAGCAGGTGACGCAGCCAAGTGGGGCAATCGCTTAGAGCGCACCGTCGCAGAGGCGTACGCTGAGGAAACAAACTCAGCCGTTGTCTGCTGGCCGGTAATGCTCCAGGGCGACAGATCGTTCCTGCTTGCCAACGTGGACTTCTTCATTGTTGAGCCAGATGGGTTCGCGGAGCCAGGAAAAGTTACCGACCTCGACTGGGAGCCGACCAGGATTCTTGCCATCCTAGAAATTAAGACGACTGGTATCTCAGGAAAAGGTAACGCAAAGGGCTGGGCAAACAATCAAGTGCCAGAGGCTTACCTATACCAGGGTATGCACTACGCTCTCACCACGAACATCCACAACGTCGTTTTTGCCTGTCTAGTGGGTGGAGAAGGTCTAGTCATTAGGGAAGTGGAATACACCCACCAACAGCTCTTAGATTTGCAAGAAGCCGAGGCGTTCTTTTGGCACAAGGTAGTCAACAACATTGAGCCAGACATCGTAGGACACCAAGCCGACTTTGACACCTTGAAGGCGGTCTACCCATCGTCAGAGGGTGGCGTGACTATTGAGGGCGACGAGTTCATCAAGGATCTACTGTACGAATACCGAGAGGCGAAGGCTTGCCTAGACGAAGCCCAAGCCGACGTTGACGCAATCAAAGCACAGCTGCTCAGAATCGTTGGCGATGCCGAGGCGGTGACGCTTGACGGTGACACGCTCTACACCTACAAGTCCACAAAGGACAGGGAGTTGCTGGATACCAAAGCACTGAAGGAGCAACTTCCAGATGTCTACGCTCAATTTGCTAAACTTACGCCAGGACACCGAACACTTAGGGTTAAGGGAGAATGATGGGAAAGAAAATAGAATCAGCACAAGAGACAATTCTTGCCAGAGTTGCAGAAGCACTTAACAAGTCATTAGCTCACGGATCTAACGAGTATGACAATGGGTATGCCCAGGGTATGACCGACGCACTAGAAATAGTAAGTAAGTATCGTCGATGACTGAAGCTGAACGCCAAGCATTACGAAACAAACACGCCGAGACTTCAGAACTTTACTGCGCTTCCTGCGCTGTGGTCGGTTTTGACGGAGAATCGTTAAGCCGCAAGCAATACCCTTGTGATGTAATTAAAGTATTGGATTCTTGGGAGAACAATAATGATTGAAGACTGCAAACACGGCTACTACAAACTTATAGACGTTGAAACCAACCTAAGTGAGTTCCGTAAGTACATCTCATTCTTCTGCCCTGACTGTGGTATCCGCATACCGGAAAACCCATGAGCGAAGTCACACACATCACCATTGACTTTGACGCTGACGAGCTGATGAAGATTGCAAAAGCCATGAAACGCCTCGACTTGATGATGTCTGAGTTCATTGAATTAGCAATTAAGAAAGCCGTTGAGGAATGAGCGAGGAAGACTTTGCCGAGTTTTTAGACGGCTTCAACGAGTCCAGTGAACTACGTCGCAAGGTTGACAACATCTTTCAGGGTGCAAACGAGCGCAACTACTGTCGAACCTGTCACGGCTACCGACCTGATTTCTCATTGCCTTGCCTCAACTGCGGAGAACTTGACTGATGTGGTCATGGGTGCTTGCAGCCATTGGATCAACTGGCTTGTTCTTTGTAGGTGAGAAAAAAGTCAGAGGCTGGTTTATCCTCTCAGTCAACGAAGGTGTATGGGTTGTGTATGCCATACACACACACCAGTACGGTTTCATCGCCTACAGCGCCTTGTATCTCATTATGTATTACAAAGCAATCAGGAACTGGAAATGACCGTAGTAGCTGGACTGGTAACGCCTGAAGGGGCGTGGATAGGCGCAGACAGCCTTAGTTCCACCGATGACGGCCTCGCCTCGCTTATCTCTACTCCCAAGGTAGGCAGGTTTGGCAATCTCCTATTGGGCTACTCAGGCTCGTTTAGGGTAGGGGCAATGTACTTCAAGGTTGCAGGTCGTTCCCACAACCCCACACTTGAGCAATTACTTGAAAGCGTCAAACTACCCGACGACCTCAAAGACGACTGGGAACTACTAGCCATTGAGCATGGACACCTCTACGAGATAACATCTAACTCAGGGCCACTAGAGGCTAGGAAAGACCATGACGGCATTGCCTACGGTGCAATTGGCTCAGGTGCAGCTCCGGCACTTGGATCACTATTTACCGACCACGAGGATGAAGGCAGTCTGTACCAGGCACTCGAAGCCTCTGCCATGCACACGACCAACGTGCGTTCACCGTTTCTGGTTCTAAGTTTGTAACCACCACAATCCCTAGTGATACTATGGCTTGTTACCACAAGATGTGGTACATTTGATACACTAGACTTTTTTGTGTCCAATTAAAAGACACACTCCATTCGCCGAACAGAGGTGTCGGAACATGACACAGACTTCACCAGGCGGTTTTATCCGCACAGAAGAGCAAGCGATTCTTGACACAGAAGCACTTAAACTGCGTTCTAACGGGCTTACCTACCAGAAGGTAGCCGACTACCTAGGGGTTTCTAAATCAACCGCATTTGAGCGAGTTCAGCGAGCCTTAGCAGCCATTCCACGAGAAGCTGTAGAGGAATACCGCAAACTAGAAAACGAACGCCTAGACCTATTGCTTGAAAAGGTACTGGATAAGGCACTTGCAGAAGATGACAACAAAGGTTTTCTATTCGCAGTAGATCGTGCGCTGGCCATCTTTGAGCGTAAGGGCAAACTAAACGGCACTGATTCTCCTACAAAGCACGAAGTCATAACACTTGGGGCAGTAGAGGCAGAGATACAACGCCTAGAAGCGAAATTAGGGGCCAATGGAGACAACGGAAGAACAGAGACTGCAGGAGCTACTACTGCTCCGAACTCTGCTGAAGTCTGAGCAAGAACTAGAAGCACAACAAGCGATTGAGGGCTTAAAGCACTCTCGCTACCGCACACTTGCCCGACCTAACCAACTCCCACCTGAAGGCGACTGGCGAATCTGGCTTGTAATCTCAGGTCGAGGATTTGGCAAAACATTTCTAGGGGCTGGATGGCTGGCTGAACAAGCCCGAACCCACCCCAATACCGAGTGGGCGATTGTTGCCCCAACATTTACTGACGTGCGCCGAACTTGCGTTGAAGGTCCATCAGGATTCCTTAAAGCAGTTGACCTACGTAAAGACAAAGGTGACTTCTACAACCGAAGCAATGGGCAGATAAGCCTTAGCAACGGTTCACGAATCCATCTTGTATCAGCTGACGAGCCTGACCGTGCCAGAGGACTAAACCTCAGTGGCGCATGGTTAGACGAAGCCTCGTCATTTAGATACGAAGAAATCTGGACTGAGGGACTTGCCCCTGCACTACGCATTGGTAATCCCCAGGTGGTCATCACGACCACACCTCGCCCAACGAAACTGATCCGAGAATGGATGAGTCGCACAGACGGCTCTGTAGTCGTTACCCGTGGTTCCACCTTCGATAATGCAGCAAACCTGTCTGAAGCTGCGCTGGCAGAACTCAAGTCACGATACGAAGGCACACGCCTTGGTCGCCAAGAGTTGTACGGTGAACTTCTACTAGACACACCTGGCGCATTATTTACCCAGACAATGATTGACGATAAGAGGGTGCAGTACTACTCAGACTTCACAAGAGTCGTAGTAGCCGTTGACCCAGCCGTAACATCAGGCGAGAATAGTGACGAAACAGGAATTGTTGTTGTTGGCCTAGGAGCCGATGGTCGCTACTACGTGATAGCAGACAAGAGCTGCAAAGACACCCCAATGGGCTGGTCTAACCGAGTCAACATGGCTTACGAGGATTACCAAGCAGATCGAGTGGTAGTTGAAAAGAATCAAGGTGGCGACTTTATTGAAACCACGTTGAAACAAATCAACCCACTTATGAACGTAGTCGGTGTAACAGCCAAGGTCGGAAAACGCCTTCGTGCTGAACCGATTGCTTCGCTCTATGAGCAAGGCCGAGTTTCACACATAGGCAACCTCAGCGCATTAGAGACACAGATGATTGAATGGGTCCCAGACTCAGGGGAATCACCTGACCGCCTCGATGCTCTCGTTCACGGCATTACCTCGCTTACCACCCAGATGAGCAAGTTCGACCTTGCGTTCTCTGGATCATCACAGTCATGCCCTAAGTGTGGCGCATCAAATCTCAAGACCGACACAGCTTGTAAGGTCTGCTTTCACAAGTTCAACCCAGCAACCGAACAACGCATTAACAGTCTCAATGCTGGCTTCCCCCAATTCCAAAAGAGGTAGACGTGGCTTTATTCAGCCGTAAAGACAAGACAGCCGAGATTGTCAAGGGCGTAATGGATGAACTCAACAAGGCTGGCGCTCCTATGGCTATGGCTATGCAAGCAGGTCAACTACAAGGCTCACCTGTTCAGACCGGCGTTCCAGTAATGGCACAACAGGTCGTAGCAGCAACACCTCTACAACGCCCACAGTCTGTATTCGGTGCAGCGTTCAACCCTGGTACTCCACTCTTCCCAGGTGCTATTGACCCAGTCAACCCAGTAACGGGTCGAGCTGAACCACGCATTACTCAGTACCAAGTTGCTGAGAACTTAATGATTACCCAAGAGCCAGCGCCATTCGGCAAACTGGAATGGGCTGCTCGCAACGTAGACATCATCTCTCGTTGCATAACTATTCGCATTGACGACATCACCAAGATGGGCTGGTCGTTTGAGGTATCTGACGACGCTATTGCCGAAATCATGGCAAAAGAGAACTGCTCACACGCTAAGGCTGCGACAATCGCTCGTGACCGCTACGGCGACCAAGTTGCCAAGATGACAGAAGC